TCGCGAACATCGATGCTCCTGGCGGCGGAGGCACGGTCTACCAAGTGCTTCAGAAGATCGTCACAAACATTAAGCAGAATGAGCAGAGCGGCATTGTGCTGCCGAACAACCGCGACGAAAACGGCAATCGGCTCGTGGAACTCGAACTCTTGAGCGCATCCGGCGCGAAGCAGATAGATACAACACCGATCCTTCAGGATCTCTCGCGGCAAATCGCCATGGTGCTCATCGCAGACTTTATGCTCATCGGCCACGAGGGAGTTGGCTCCTATGCCCTCGTGGATTCGAAGACGGATCTATGGGCGCTCGGGCTCGGCGCGATCAACAAGATCATCGCCGATTGCATCAATGATAACGAGGTTCCGAGACTCTTCCGGTTGAACGGGAAACCTACTGACAATCTCCCCTATCTCGTCCCTGGCGACATCGAGGACCGAGATCTGAAGGCGATGGGCGATTTCCTCGTTGCGCTTTCATCGACGGGATTCCCGCTGTGGCCGAACAAGGCCCTCGAATCGTACTGCCTGAATGCGGCGAATCTACCGGAGCCGACGGAAGACGAGCGGGCCGCAATTCCAGAGGTGCCGGAAAATCCGCAGGCGGAACCCGGCGCGGAACCGATGCAGAAATACAATGACTGCCATGGTGCGCACGATGGCAGGTTCTGTGCAACTCCAGGTTCTGGCGGCGGGGGCGGCGCCTCTGGCTTCAAGCCAGTGAAAGGACGCGTGTTCACCGGAGAGCCAGTCGAACTGAAAACCAAACTCAGCAAACTGGAGACTGGATCAGTCGGCGAAAAGGTAGTCATTGCCTATCTCAAAAGCAAGGGATTCGGGGATGCGCGTTCAACGAATGTGAAAGTGAATAACTTCGCCGTGGATCTGGTTCATGACCACGAGGCATTCGAAGTCAAGGCTGGGCTTGTGAGCAATGGCAAGAGCGCTCAGCAATGGCGGGCGACAATCGGGCAGCCTGGAAAAGCAGAAACGGCTTGGCTGAAGAAGGCGAGCCCGGAAGCGAAGCGGGCATGGAATGAGAAGAAAGGACAGGAGATCCTCAAGCGTAAACAGGATGCTCTTGCGAAACTGTCGAAGCAACTTGGGCGTAAGGTGAAAGGCAACACTTACACGGTGATTCTGAATCCCGATACAAAACGCGCCGATCTGTTCGCATTCTCGGGATTCCATCTGCGAATCCCCTGGGGTAGCGCACAGGCGAAGGCCGGATACCTGGGGACATACTCTTATGAATGATCCGATCGAACTCGAAGGTGAAGCGCCTCCCATGGATGGACTATCCGAGGTTCCCGAAGAGGTGCAGCAGGAATTTGAAAGCAGCCTTGATGCCGATGTGGAGAAGTGGATCAGCGCGATTCGCGATCACATCGAGGAATACGACTCGCAGCAATGATCCTCACTCCCGGCTACACTCGGCGATCCATTATCCCCGAGTTACAGAAGCGCACGCCGAAGCTGGTGGAGGTGGCGGATTCATCGCGCGGCCGGCTTGCACGTTCAGTCTATGAATGGCTGAGCGGGATGAAAGACCTGAGCATTGCAGAGTTGCAGAATCCGGTGATTCTCGATGCCTGGCTTACACGCACGGCGCACGGTTCCGGCATCGCCGCAGATCAACATAGCGTGGAGGAATCGTTCAGCCGCATCATGAATCTCGGGGCCCACGTGGGCATCGGTCAACTCGATCGCATGGCCGTGCAGAAATCCATCGCTACCTCCATGAGTTTCACGATGGTCAATCCGCGTGTGGTGGCATGGATCAAAGGGTATGTGCTGAATCTCATCACGGCGATCGGTGCCGATACCCGAAGCGCCATCCGCCGCATCTTGGCATTTGCGCAGCAATTCGGCGGGCATCCCTATGAGCAAGCCCGGCAGATCCGTCCGCTCATTGGGCTAACAGATCGGCAAACGCAGGCCGTGCTCAATTACCGGGCAGCGCTCGAATCCGGAAGTTACCGCGCCGCACTTGATCGCGCCTTGCGGGATGGTAGGTACGATTCATCCCTGCTCCGGGCATTGCGCCAATCGCAGCAGTTGAAGCAGTCACAGATTGATCGCATGGTGCAGCGGTACGCCGAGCGGCAATTGAAGTTCCGATCGGAACTCATCGCACGTACCGAATCGCTTCGGGCCGCAAATGCTGGACTCCTTGAAGCGTGGCAGCAAGCGAGAGAGCAACGATTGCTCTCCGACCGGATGCGGGAATACTGGATTGTGGCCACAGACGAGCGCACGTGCCCGAACTGTAAACAGATCCCCGGATTGAATCCTGATAGAGTGACGATCGGCGGTATGTTCAATACGCCGTATGGGTTGATTACTCAGCCGCCCGCGCATCCCGATTGCCGTTGCACAATGGGCTTGCGGTAATCTCAGCGCATGAGTGAAGAATTGATAGACAAGCAGGGCTCCGGCTTGATGGTCGGATATTTTTTCCCGCAAGAGCTTTTTCCGCTACTTCAGAGCCAAGAGCCTGATCCCCACATCACGCTAGCCTATTTCGGAAAGCAGTCCGATTACACCTCGGATCAACTCGTAGCTCTTAAGCTGGTGGTTGAAAACGTGGCTAAGGGCTTTGCTACTCTCGCTGGTTCCGTCGAAGGAATAGCGCGCTTCCCTGCGAGTCCATCAAGCGACGGGAAAGATGTGATCGTCAGATTGATCGATGTTCCGTATCTGGAATGCCTCAGGGAAGAAGTCTGCGAAGCTGCTAAGGCTGTAGGCGTAATGGCGAAGCGAAACCATGGATATACGCCACACAGCACTGTGGCATACGTTGATCCAGGAATGGATTTCCCAATTTCGTCCGCATCGATCCCTATTCGAATCGATACCATCACGATAGCGGCGGGCGGCCAGCATTTCGATTACCAAATGGCTCCATCTGTTCAGAAGCTTTTCATCTCCAAGCCTGTGGATGATCCGAATAGTGAAATCGTGAATATCCGGTTGATGGCGACAGTTGAAAAAGTCGCCGACAATCAGGAGGTTTTCGGCTGGGCCTCCGTCATCGAGGTGAACGGAAAGCCTATTGAAGATTCGCAAGGCGATATCATCAGCGAGGCGCATCTCTCCAAGTTTGCCTACGACTTCGTGGAGAACTGCGGACTCGCCGGCGAGATGCACCGCAACACTGACGGCGTCGGCAAGATGATCGAGTCCATTGTATTCACCAAGGAAAAACAGCAGGTACTCGGCATCAATCTTAACCGCATCGGATGGTGGGTGGGTTTCAAGATCAACGATGCTGCCGTGTGGAAACGCATCAAAGATGGCGAGTACAAGGCATTCTCCATCGGCGGCCGCGGACGCCGTTTGCCAATTGCTGCATAACTTGCGGTAATCTTACGGCGAAAGAGTTACAGCCATGGCCACTCAGTTGGTTGACGTCAAACTCGAAGAAATTTCGCTGGTCGACAATCCGGCGAATCCGGGGGCCTATATCCTGCTCACGAAGGCGCAGAAGCCGTCGATGTGCAAAATGGATGGCGCGATGCCCTGCGACGGATCGTGCGAGGATTGCCCGCATCCGGTCGCAAAGGCCCCAATGAAAACCGAGGGCGGCGTGCAGTATCCGGCGGCGGCTTATGCGTATGTGCCGGATGCGGAATCGCCGAGCACGTGGAAACTGCGGTTGTGGGATGAAACGAAGAAGCCATCGGCGCGAATCATCGGCGCGGCGATCGCAGCGCTGGGGCCTGGCTATCGAGGTAACAAGGTGGAGATTCCATCCGGCGATCTGCCGGGAATCAAGGCAAAAGTCCGGGCGGCGTGGAAACAAGTACACGACTCGTCCGAAGTGATGCCAGCAGTTTTGAAAGGAGCAGAGATGACAGTAGAAGAGCGAGTTGAGCAGCTCGAGAAAGGCTTGCGGGATGCAATTGATCTCGCCAAGCGTTACGAGAAAATCAACAAGCTCTCTCCCGAGGAACGCTCCATCTTCGATGCCTTCGGCAAGGAAGATCAGGAGAAATTCCTGTCGGGGGATGAGCCAACCGTGAAACGGCTTGCCGATGAGGTAGCCAAGCGAAGCACTGCGACGAATCCCGATGTGGAATCGCTGCGCAAGGCAAAAGACGAGTTGCAGAAGCGCGTCGAAGCCACTGAGCAGATGTTAAAGTCCGAGCGCGATCGCCGCGAATTGGTGGAGTTTGAAAAACGCGCCGAATCGGAATATGGGTTTCTGCCGGGAACTTCCGCCGAGAAGGCAAAGGTTCTCAAATCCATCAGCGACAACTTTCCGAAGGATGACCAGGAGTCTCTGTTCAAACTCCTGAAAGCCGGCAACCACGCGATGCAAACTCTGATGGCCGCGCCGGGTGGAAATCCTCGAATCGAGGGAACCATCAGCGCGCAGATCGACTCGCTTGCCAAGGCCAAGGCGAAAGAAAAGGGCGTATCGTTCGCCAAGGCAAAGGCCATGGTGTTCGACGAACAACCCAGTCTCTACAAGCAATGGCAGGATGAAGAATTTTATGCAAGGAAGGGGAACTAAGTCATGGCTTTCGAGCAAGACGTTGATACCATTACAGTCCCCGCAAGCGCGGACCTCAGTGCCAGCCAGTACTGCTTTATGTACGTCAACTCAAGCGGTCAACTGGCGGCTTCTTCTGCCGGGGGGAAAATGGCAGGCGTGCTTCAAGACAAACCATCAGCCGCTGCGGCGCCGGGCGCTCTCGGATACGAGGGAGTGACCAAAGTCCGCGCGGGCGGAACCTGCACCAAGGGAGCTTATGCGGCATCGGATTCTACCGGGCGCGCAGTAGATGCCGTCTCTGGCGATATCGCTGGTGGCATCTTCCTCAGCGGAACTACTGCGGCGAATGATATTGTGAGCATGATTCTCATGCCGCAACTCGGAAAGGTGTGGTAAGGAGGACATCATGACCAGTGAACTGATCAGAAAATACAATCCGACAGTGGCGGATGTCCACACCAATCGACAGCTTACGGATCTTTCCGAAGCCTACTATCAGGACGAGTCCTCCCTGCTGGCATCATCGGTCTTCCCGATCGTGCCCGTGGACCGGCAAAGCAACTTCTTCTATGTGTGGAATCGCGGAGATTTCTTCCGCGATGATGCACAACTCCGGGCTCCCGGAACGGAAGTGCACCGCGGCGGGGCGCGTCTCTCGACGACGACTTACAACTGCGCCACCTACGACTACGGCGACTCGATCCCTGATGAAGTCGAGTCCGAAGCTGATGATCCGTTGCGCCCGCGTCAAACGGCGACTCGCCGCGTGTTGCAGGTTCTTCTGATCCGGCGCGAGCGGATCTTCTGCCAGAACTTCCTGGCGACCGGAAAATGGACCACAGACATCACGGGTGTGGCCTCTTCGCCGGCCAGCGGGCAAGTCCTCCAGTGGGATGTGAGCGGATCCACTCCGATCGACGACGTCAATGCCGGTCGCCGCGCTATCAAATTGGCGACCGGGTTTGAGCCCAACACTCTTGTGCTCGGATACGATACTCGCTTGGCGCTCGACACAAATGCTCAAATTACGGATCGGCTGAAGTATGGACAGACTCCGGGGAACATCGTTACTGTGAATGACAGTGACTTGGCGCAGGTGTTCAAGGTGCAACGCGTCATCACGGCCGGCGCGATCTACGCTTCGTCGAATGAAAACAGCGCAGGAACCTATACGATGTCCTTCATTGCTGGAAAGGTTGCCCTGCTCTGCTACGCTGCTCCTGCTCCGGGAATCGACACTCCGAGCGCCGGGTACTGCTTTGTGAACCGCAATCAGTTTGTCGGTGCCAACAGCCTCGGCGCAGTCATCAAGGAAATGCGGAACGATCCGAAGTACCGCACCGACATCGATGGCTTCATCAACTTCGACATGAAGAAAACCAGTGCGGACCTGGGATATTTCTTCAATTCGATCGTCTCCTAACGCCGATGTCCGCACTGCAACAGCCTCCGTTCAACCCGTACCGAGAATGCCGCGTCACAAACTGGCGCGGCATTCTCACTCCCGCAGGCAGACTGAACTCAGGAGAAGTGATTCCATCCGGCCTTCTCGATGAGCGCACCCTGCGGCAACTCTACGCACAACGGCAGATCGAACAGTTCATCCCAGAAATTCCTACGCGAGTACAGCCATCAGCAGAGGTGAAGCGTCCAGCCGGACGCCGAAAAAGTTGATCGCATAACTATCGTTGGCGGCGGACCTTCCCTTTCGATGTTTGATTTCTCTCTTTTTCAGGGCTATACGCTCTGCGTAAACGATTCATTCCGCAGACTCCCGAATGCCAATGCTGTGTGTTCCCTCGACACTCGATGGATATCTACCCGCAGGCACGAACTAAACCAATATCCCGGAGAAAAGTTCCTTTGTCTTCGCAAGGGGGCGGAACCGTACACCATTGACAACACGGAGTGGATGGAGATTCGATCGGAGCCGGGATTGAGTCTTGAATGGCCGATCGTGCATGGCCGAGTCACGAGCGGATATGTCGCGCTGAATGTTGCAGTGTTGCTTGGGGCTTCGAGAATTGCATTACTCGGATACGACTACAACCCGCAAGGCGGTCATTGGTTCCAAGAATATGAATGGGGCGCATCACGTGGTGCACAATGGCAGACATGGGGAGCGGAGTTTGACACGATGATTCCACAGGTTGAATCGCTTGGAATCGAGATCGTCAATTTCAATCCGCAAAGCTCAATCGCTGCGTTTTCCAAGCGACCCCTCTCCGATCTTCGCAGGTGGTACGATTGAGGCGATATGGCATGGACATACAGCGGCGACCCGGCGGCGAGCGATCTCGACATGGTGCGCTTCCTCATCGGGGACACGGATACCGCAGATCAGCAGTTGTTCGATGCGGAGATCAACGCGCTGCTCGCCAGTAATTCGGTGATCGGGGCAGCGGTACAGTGCTGCCAGACGATCGCGGCCAAGTACGCGCGTAAGGCAGA